AAAGGGTGAGGTTGAAGATCCTTCCTTCTTTTTTGCCTGGTATCAAGGCGATGAAAAACTTAACTACAAGGACGAAGATAACTGGAAGATTGCGAATCCATCATATGGAGATATATTATCTGCGGACGATATGAAGTCTGCCGTACTATTAACTCCAGAGGCTGAATTTAAAACCAAGAGATTAAACCTTTGGACTGACTCAGCCCAGACTTGGATACCTACTGATTCTTGGGATGCACTAACTCTTAAAAACAGAGAACAGATTCCACAAGAAGATGTTATACTTGGCTTTGATGGATCTTTTAATGGAGACTCAACAGCAATAGTTGCCTGGTATTTAGGTGGAGAAAAGCCTCACTTAGATATACTTGCAATTTGGGAAAGACCAGATGATGCAGATCAGACCTGGTTCATTCCTGTTGCTGAAGTAGAACAGACAATCATTGATGCTTATAGAAATCCAGACTATAGTATCAGAGAAGTCGTGTTTGATCCTGCAAGATATTCAAGAACTTTTATGTTGTTTGATGAAGAGGGAATGCCAGTGGTTTCGTATCCAAACTCAGCAGAGCGTATGGTACCAGCAACTGCCAAATTTTACGAGGCAGTTATGAATAACTCATTTACACACTCAGGCAACGAAGCATTAAATAGACATGTAGCAAACTCTATGACTAAGACTTCTTCAAGAGGACTTATGATTCAAAAAGCAAACAGCAAAAAGAAGATTGACGCTTGCGTAGCAGCAATCTTTTCTTATGATCGTGCAACAGTGCCAGTACCAGTAAAGCCTGTAGCAAGATTCTATTCACTATAAGGAGAAACATGAAAGCAAAGAAACCAGAAATTGATTGGTCACTAACAACAGAAGTTATTGGAGTAAGTCTTGCATCATACGGACTATTCTTAATATTTCCACCAATTAGTTTTATTGCTTTAGGTGGCTTTTTAATCTGGGTAACGGAAAAGGAATAACATGGCAATCGCAGGTATATACAATATCACAATGGATCAGGGTGCCCAATGGACACTCACAGTTGTCTATGATGATAATAATGGAAACCCAATTGATCTAACTGGATATACTTCTCGTATGCAAGTTCGTCCTAAGTTTAGTGCTGATGCTGTGTTGACTCTTTCTTCTCCAAGTTCAGGAATTGTAATTACAGGAGTAACAGGAACGCTTGAACTTACTGCTACAACAGCACAGACTGGTGATATTCCAGGTGGATTTTATGTTTATGATTTAGAAATTACAAGTGGTGGCGTTGTCACCAGACTAATGCAAGGTAATGTAACAGTAAGAGATCAGGTGACACTTAATGCCTAATGTTAATGTTACAGCCGTTACAAATGTAGTTACAGTTGATGAAGTCAACAATGTTGTTACAGTTACTTCACCTGGCCCACAAGGAAGCGTAGGTCCAACTGGAGCCACTGGCTCAACAGGACCAACAGGTGCAACTGGTAGTACAGGTGCAACAGGAAGTACTGGACCATCAGGTGCGTCAGGATCAACAGGATCCACAGGACCTTCAGGAGCAACTGGTAGTACAGGAGCAACTGGAAGCACAGGACCTACAGGATCAACTGGAGTTACAGGACCCGTTGGAGCAACAGGACCAACAGGTGTAACTGGACCTCAAGGATTAACGGGTGTTACAGGAGACATAGGACCCACAGGTGCCACAGGCCCTGTAGGAAGCACAGGACCAATTGGTGTCACTGGTGCGACGGGACCTACAGGAGTAACTGGAGTATCAGGAGCAGATGGAGACTCATATGCAACAACATCTCTAAGCACAGTAGCAGTTGGCTCTGGTTCAAAGACATTTGTTTTAGTAGATACAGATGTTGACTATTCAATTGGTCAAACAGTTGTAGTTGCATTTGATATAAGCAATTTGATGATTGGTGATGTAAGTTCATACACATCTGCCACAGGAACATTAATTTTTACAGTAACATCGTTTACAGGTAGTGGAACATATTCATCTTGGTCAGTTAATCTTGCAGGTGCCGTTGGTATTGCAGGAGCAACAGGTGCGACAGGTCCTACAGGACCCGTTGGCGTAACTGGAGATACAGGCCCTACAGGAGTTACTGGCCCAGTGGGAACAACAGGAAGCACTGGTCCTCAAGGAGTTACAGGAGATGTAGGTCCTACAGGAGTAACTGGTCCAATTGGAGTTACAGGTCCTACAGGCGTAACAGGCGTTACTGGCGACATTGGTCCTACTGGCGTTACTGGAGATACTGGACCTACAGGTCCCACAGGCGTTACAGGAAATACTGGTCCAACAGGACCAACAGGAGTTACAGGTGACACTGGACCAACAGGTCCTACAGGTGTTACTGGCGATACAGGAGCAACAGGAGTAACTGGAGACACTGGTCCTACAGGACCAACAGGAGTCACAGGAGACGCAGGAGTTACAGGTGCCACTGGAGTCACAGGCGATACTGGACCAACTGGTGTTACTGGTGTAACTGGAGATACTGGGCCAACAGGCCCTACAGGTGTAACTGGAGATACTGGAGCCACAGGCTCAACTGGAGTAACTGGTGACACAGGACCTACAGGGCCTACTGGAGTCACTGGAAATACAGGTGCAACTGGAGTTACTGGTGACACTGGTCCTACAGGGGCTGGCGTAACTGGTGCTACTGGACCCACAGGTCCAACAGGTGTTACAGGTGACACTGGACCCACAGGACCAACAGGTGTTACAGGAGATATTGGAGTAACGGGTGCTACAGGCCCTACAGGAGTAGGCACCACTGGTGCTACTGGCCCTTCAGGTGTTACTGGTGTTACAGGAGACACTGGTCCTACAGGACCTACAGGGGCTGGCGTAACTGGTGCTACTGGACCTACAGGTCCAACAGGTGTCACTGGAGATACTGGTGCTACAGGACCTACAGGTGTAGGCACAACAGGTGCCACAGGCCCAACTGGTGCTACAGGTGCTGGTGGTTCTGATTTAACTGCGGGACCAATCCGTTCAACTGCGGGTACATCAAGTACCAATGCACAAACAGGTACAGGTGAAATATTTGTAATGAGTACTGGAGATCCAGTATTTACAAGTGGAATTGCTATTGATACTAATGTTTTTATTAACTCTAGTCTTTCTGGAGGATTTGGCAATATTGCTGTTGGTAATACTGAGACCATGGAATCAACTACAACAGGAATTCAAAATGTTGCATTTGGTGGAAGAGCATTAAGATATACAACTACTGGAAGTAATAATGCTGCATTAGGACAAGAAGCAGGTAGAGATAATACTACAGGTGAGCAAAACCTTTCTATTGGTACATTTGCAGGAAGTTCTAATATAACTGGTAATGACAATGTTCTTGTTGGTGTATCAGCAATGTCTGGGTATCCATCAGGCGGAACTGCAATAGATAGAGCCATTGCTATAGGTGGTCAAGCACTTAATAACAACACTCAAGATGATATTCTTGGTATTGGCTATAGAACATTAAATGTTAATACAGGTACTAACAACCTTGCAATTGGTAACAATGCTCTTGAAAACAATACATCAGGTCAGTCAAATTTGGCTATTGGTAAAAGTGCACTTCAAAACAATACTACTGGTAGTGGAAATTCTGCGCTTGGTATAAGTGTTCTTACAAATACAACTACTGCATCCAATAATACTGCCTTTGGTAATAATATATTAACATCAGTTACAGATGGTGAAAATAATATTGGTATTGGAAGTGATCTTCTTCAGGCTAATACAACAGGTAGTAACAATGTTGCTATTGGAGCAAACCTTCTTCCGCTTAATACAACTGGTAATCAAAACAATGCTATTGGTGTTGGTGCTCAGGCTTTAAATACAACAGGTAGTTTTAATAACTCCATGGGAGCGTATGCTCTAGGCTCTAATCAAACAGGTGTTAACAATGTTGGAATAGGAAACTTTACATTAGCATCTTTGCAAAATGTTAACGGAAATCTTGCAATTGGTGGAACAACTCTAGCCTCTTCTGTTGCTGGAACAAATCAAACTGCTATGGGTGCTCAAGCATTGAGAGAAAGTACAAGTATTATTGCAACATTTGGAGCAATAACACCAGGTTCTGGATATACTGATGGAACCTATTCAGGTGTTGAGTTAGAAGTTGACTACACCAGACCTCTTGAATCAGTAGTTGGTGCCTTTAGACCTACTGCAGATATTACTGTAGCAGGTGGAGTAGTAACTGTCGTTACTTTGGTTGCACCAGGTAAAGCAATAAGAGCCTCAACAGTTTGTACAATTTATGCAGCATCTGCTCCAGCAGGCTTATTAACTGGTACTGGATTTAGTATACCTGTTTCCACACTAACCTCAGCCACTCAAAATACAGCAATGGGCTTTGATGCTGGTCGTTTAAATATTACAGGCTCACGAAATGTGTTCCTTGGATATCAGGCAGGTAGATCAGAAACAACAGATGATAATCTATATATATCTAACACAAATACATCAACACCTTTAATCAAGGGTAAGTTTGACTCTGCTGGTGGAAATCTTGGATCTGTAAGAGTTTATGGAGATTTGCAGGTAACTACAAAGACTCCAGCCTCTGCTGCTGCGACGGGAACCGTAGGAACAATTACATACGATAATGACTACATATATGTTTGCATAGCAGCCAATACTTGGAAGCGAGTAGCAATCAGCACATGGTAAAATTAACTAAGGGAAAAGGGTAAATTATGAGTCTTTCTAAAAGATTGAGGGCATCTGAAGAAGCCAGAGATATGAATAGTCAATATATTCTTCCACTAATTCCACCTCGTCCTTTGTTTGGTGTAGCCAATACAGGTACATATGTTGATACAGAGTCTGCTATTCGTACATCTACCGTTTATTCTTGCGTAAGACTACTTGGAGATACTATTTCTTCATTGCCAATGGGTGCATATGTACGCAGAGGACGCAATCGTTTATCTTATGCAAGCGTTTATGGAGAACTTCCAGCATGGGTAAATAAGCCAAATCCAGAGTCAACAAGACTAGAATTTATTGAGCAAGTAATTACTTCTCTACATCTACATGGTAACGCATTTATTTTGACGGTACGAGATGATAACAATGAAGTAACAGAACTATATGTATTAAACCCTAATGAAGTAAGAATTGAAAGACCTATTCCAGGAGAGCCACTTGTCTATAG